GCGGCAATACCATATTGTATAGCAAAATATAATAAAAGGGCCGGCATTACTATAGCGATTACCCATTTTAAAATTGGCCATACAAGTGCAACTAAATGTAAAATAGGGATTATTGGAACAAATATTCGTGTGAATATTGTTATAATTATATTAAATAAGAAAAATATAAAATCGAAATTTTTAACACCATCATTTACTGGAAATTTATTTGTTGTTGTTGTGCATCCTCTATCTGTTATCTCTTTTATTCCTAAATGTCTACTTCTGTTATACCCCCATTTCCATCTATCCAAAAAGTTAGCGATAGTATAAACTTTATTAAAATTAAACTCATAAAATCTATCTTCACAGTCAATAGCTTCTTGTACCATTTGTTGACCGATAGTCGTTGTCAAATCACCATAATCGTCCCAATCTAAACTAAACGCGTATGATTTTAATTGTGCTATAGAACCTGATGGTGGGTTAATGGATGACCATCCCCATTCTTTAATATTTGGAACTAAATAATCTGCCCGTAATATATCACTATTTAATCCATCTTCATTTTGATATTGTATTCTAAATCTATATTTTCCCCTTGTTGGTATACCAACCGCAGGATTATTAGATAATACTTGTTCACCAAATTCGTTTGTTACCACGTAATCTAAGTTCATTGGTAATTCCGTCAACCATGTTCCTTCATCGTCAATTATTTTACCCCCTTCAGGTAAACTAAATTGTTCAAGTATGGGTCTTCCATTAATATCGTAATTAATGGTTTGTCTAATTGCTAATATAATACCTGAAGCAGAAACTAAATCACAAAGATTTCCCGAGTTTTTTTTAGGTTTACAATTTGTTTTTAAAAAATCTTCTTCACTTGTAGAAAATATTGAACCCATAAAAACCGCTTGGGGAGTTATTTCAATTCCTGAATCTCTTAAATCAAAATCAACTCTTGTTATTCCAACATTACAAATGTTTTCTTCACCCCAAAAAGACGCAACCTCTATCTCTTTTTTTTGATTTACAATTTGAGGTAATGATTCTAAATCTGTCGATGATTTAAATTGGTCACCATCAAATTGTTGTGGAGTTCCTCGACCTAATCTAATCAAATCTGAAGGCCTTAAAGAAAAACACCCAACATTAGATAAATCCAAATCTAAAATTACTAGTTGTTGGCCTAATGGTACCCCAACAATCATAAAATCACCACTATCATTAGTTTTGACGGTGTATTTATAATATTTTTCATAAACCTCTAAAACCTCACTTCTCGTTAATACATCTTCAGCATCAGGAAAGGTACCCGTTGGGCTATGTCCACCATATTCTTGAACATAGGGTAGTAGGTTATATCTAAAACCATCTTCATTTTTTTGGTCAGGTCTCTTATATGGATATAATGTAGAGATTATTGGGTCGTTTTCATCTATACTACTTAGTGGTACAAATATGGAAACACTAACGTTAGGAACACCATAACCACCGTTAACGATGACTCTACCCGCAACTACGCCATAATCGGCGCAAAATCGGGTATAAACATCTTCTTGTCTTAATTTCAAAGATAGTACCTCTAAAAAATCAAAATCTTGAGTAATATTAATTCTTAGATTTTGGTCTTGGTTAACTTTGGTGTTTAATCTAAAAGATTTAGTCATTATGCGTTTTTAAATAAATAGATTATTTGTCTTTTTTATAAAAACTAATAATCATTATAAAAAAATAAACGTTTTAAAAGAAGTCCGTTGTTTTAAGTTGTTTAACTCTAACGTTAATATCTCTAGAATCAAACCTAATTTGATATATTTGGTCTGGCTCCGCAAAAATAGTATCGTCAATTAATAGAATTTCTTTAGTTTTTTCATCCGAATATCTCTGAGACGTTTCAGATGAGGAATATTGACCACCAACCCTATTATAAATCTTTAAATCTGTTAAAGTACTAAGTCCAGCAATATTTTGAATAACTCTACGTATATCAGATACATTTACATTTTGACCTAAATCACGTTTACTTGGTAACATATATTGGGAAACTTGGTCAATAATTTGAGTAATGATTTGACTTTGTGCCGTATTATTTTCAATAACTACAGATATTTCAAACTCTAAATCAATAACTTTAGCAACGTCTACTAATATATAATCATTAATCATTCTATATTTTGATAAATAAGTTGCTAAATTTGTTTTAAGTGCGTTTGGAACAGTTTGGGTTAGATTACCGTCAGAATCATAAGATAATATTTGAATTGTTATTTTATTATTATTTTCTATAATCGCAACTTTTGCTGGTGCACCAAATTTTCCTGGCATAGTATCAATTAAAGATTTATAATCGTTAATTGTAACTGCTCGATTTTGTGCTGAAAAATTAAATGAAACCATATTTCTAACTTCTTCAATCGTTGGTGGATTTGCACCTCCAACCGCACTTGTAATGTTATTCACCCTTAAAGATTGAATAACACTTTGATTAATTTGTTGTGATGGGCCATTTACCGATAAATTTAAAACTCCTAATTGATTAATAGCCCCAACACCAACATTAGTTTCATTTCCACCCCCAACTCTATATTGAACAAATAACGTAGTATTTGGAGTCACAGTTAACCCTAACCCAATGTTATTTTGATAATTTTGTATTTTTAATGGATTTCCTAATTTTGAAAATTGTTCTAATTGTTGGTTTGGTGTTGTTGTGGCAGCTCCAAATTGAACTTTTAAAAACCCTTCTGGCGTATATTCAGTAATAAATCTATTATCGGTTTTAATATATGTTCCAACTTTTACCCCCGCGTCATCAATCGGTTTTGTTGTGTCCTCAATAAATACCGTGTCTTCAGCTAATGCCGATACCTCATACCATTTATTTTGTGAGGTTATAAACTCAGAATTTATCGGAGTAGATTGATATTGTGTTCCATCTTTTTGTATTATCGCGGTTACTGATATTACATTTTTTTCAGGTAAAAAGAAACTATAAAATGGAACAACGTCTGAACTGTTTATAACTTGTTTATAGATTTTAGTTAACCCATTAACCACGACCTCTCTTTTAGTTATTGTGTAACTTGTTATTTTATTATTTGTGTCAAAATTTGGTATTTTTATTCTATTATTAAACCCTTCATTATTATATTGGGTAGAAAAATCAATATCATATGTTGTTTCAAACATTTGTCCCGAACCATTAAATTGTGCTCCTGACCTTAAAACCCCTAAATATCTAGTATCTTCATTATCACCAAAAGCGGGAACATCTATAGAAATATCAATAAGACCAATAGAAGGTCTAAATCCTGGAATTTTTAATCCATAAGTTCTTGCAATGTTATAAACCGAAGACCTTTGTTGCGCATATTGTAATACGGTTTCTTGTATACTTCTATCGATATGAAAATGTAAATTGTCACCAATAGCAGCATTTAAATCCATCAAAACTGAAAATATAGATGCGTCATTAAAATTTTGTATTACTCCTGGGTAATATTGTTGCGTATAATTTATTAAATCATTTCTTAAACTTTCGAAATCTCTACTAGTATAATTTATTTTTTGAGTGCTCATTTTAAATATTAATTATTATAAATTGTCTGTCTCCGAAAGAACTATTATCATCCGTATAATCTATTCTTAGTTTAGCCGTATACTCTTGAGTTTCTTTACCCGGTATTTTATATATATCACTAATCCCAAATAATTTTTCATTTATATCTCCAGGAGCGTCTTCTGAATCTAAATAGGCTTCAACGGTTATACTATTTATAGTTAAATTTGGAATGTATTTTTCTACTTGGGCGGTTACTTCATTTTTTATTTTATCAAATGTTTCCCCATCCATTGGGTCAAATATGAACTCATATATACTTGTCCCAAAATCGGGGTTATAATATCTACTACCCTTTGCGGTTAATAATAGATGTAATAAATCCGATTGAATTTCTGTACCAGGGGTTTCGCTTAAATCTAAATAATAAGATTTAGGGCTATCCCTAAATGGAAATATTATCCCATATGTGTTTCCTCCTGGCATATAAATAAATATAGTAATTCAAATTTTTAGTTAAATAGATATAAAATAAAAAAATCCCAACTTAATGTTGAGATTTTAATGATTTATTTCCCTTTTGATAAAGAGGCTCGTAAGGGCAATTTAAACATTTTGATCCGCAACAACTTCCTCTTTTTATATGGTATGATTCTGTCATAACCATTTTACCTTCACTATTATAGTAAAAATCATTTGGTTGTAGTTTAGGTCCAAATTCTCTAACGTATAGTTGTTGAATCCAATCTTTTGATGCATTTACAGTCATTTTAATTTTAAATATTTTCTTTTTTATTTTCAACCACTAATTTACACACATTATAAAAATCTTCATACGATAGGTCTCTTTTCATAATATTAACATTTTTATGTACCCAAACAACATTAGATTCTTCATACCCTATTTTACTATTAACCCTTTCTAAGGATGCTGACTTATCTTTAAATGTTATTGGTAATCCTGTGTAAAAACATTTACCGTTTTGTTTGTCATATATCTCAGATATAAATTCAATAGTAAGATTAAACTTTATATTACGTAATTTAGCCCCATTTGCAATTTTTGATAGTTTCTCTCCAGGAACTTTTCCGTACCCTTTCCATGCTGGATTATTTTCTTCCTTTAGTGAGTACCCACATACTGAACATCTTTTAGATACTCCAGTCACTAATTGGTATGCCGGAACATATTTTTCTGTCTGATTACATTCTAAACAACGACATAAAACTTTTGCCTCCCCGTCTATAAATATTTTCTCATCAAGTATTAACCATTTTCCGTATATTTGATTTACTTTAAAAATATTATCGTATTTACTAACCCCTTTACTTCCCATATATAATAAATATTAGAATGGTGATAAAAAATCAATATATCACCATTCTAATTTTAATTTATTTATACAATTTCACATGCTCCACCAGAACAAGCCACTTCTCCTCGTAGGTCAGTGTTATCTTGTAACTCAATTACTTTAGTAAGATCAATATTAGTTAATGTTTTTACTAAGTTTTCATATTCTTCCTTTGTACAATCGGAAAACGGAGCCTGGGTATAAGAACCACCATTGTAAGGTAGTACTGACAAACCATTATAGAAATCTCTATTATTCCACATCCAATCACCAACTAAATCCCATTCATCCTCTTTAACTGAAATGGTAGCGGATACATTGTGTGTATTCTGTCCGTTTCTGTGACCCGGTTTAATCCATTCTTGAGACACTTTTTTAACTCTTTCTAACATTTGAAAAACAGATTCGTGTCTGACAATAGATCCTTCTGGCGCTCTTTGTGGAATAGCGATTACCGCAGTATCGTGAGGACGGAAAAATTCATCTTCAATTAATTCGGGGTGATTATTAGCTAAATATGAATAAATTGATTCGTTTTTACCAACTCGAATTCTTCTTAAATAATAATCATTATGCCAAGCATGAATTCCTGATGATGTTCCCAATACTAATGATGAAGTACCAGATGGTTTAACGGTTGTTGTTCTTGCCGATTTATTAATACCAATAAGATTTGCAACTCTTTCGTTTTCTTCTTTAACCATCTTTGCTGCTTTTTTCATGTCATAACCTAAAACAACTCCTGACCCAATTCCAGTCATCCCTACACCAATAAGAGCGTCCTTTTCAGTCGTTCTCTTCCAAATATCTCTTAAATAATGAAAGTCTGTATATCCTGCCTGTAGTGTTCCAATGAATGATGCCGCTTTAACTCTTAATTCAAAGTCCTCTTGTGACTCAATATCTGAAGCATTAACCTCACACAAGTTACAGAATTGAAATGGTCTAAGTGCGATTTCGCAACAAGGGTTAGTTCCCCAATCTTTATCGTTAGATAAATAAATTCCGGGTTCTCCAGCTCCTGATAACTCAATACGTTTCCATAGACTCATAAAAAATTCTTTTGTGATTTTGTGTCTAAGTAGTACCGCTGAGTTATTTGCTCTACCTCTTTGTGCGTTTTGTTCCCACCAACTTCCTGATTTACAAGAAATCATTTCTTCATCGTCAGCCGAGAATAATGAAATAAGTGCCGCTCTTCTGATTCCTCCTGCCAATACCGCATCTGCAATATGACATACAATATCGTGAGTCTCAATTGGTGTTAATTTTTCACCATCTTTTTTGTTATCCAAAACTTTTGTAATATTATGAATACAATCTTTCAATG